GAATCAGTTGAATCTGCATCTGCATAAGATACAGCGTCTAATTCTTCCCATTGAATACCAAAACGGACGAATACTGTGTATTCAATTGTGTCCTTCTTTGGCTTGTATTCACGATTTACTGTGATGTCTCTCTGGAATCCCCATACACGGTTTGCTGGGAATGTAAGATCTACATAACCTGCAGGGTAGTAAGGAACTTCAAGAACGTCTACACCTAGTACACGAGTTGTGCGTGAGTTGCCAAGTGTTTGTGCATTTCCATCAAGGTAATCTTGACGGTTTGCTGGTGTTCCTGCTGTGCGAGTAGCAAATGCTTCTGCTACTGCATCTGCGAGTGTACCGTTGTTCTTAACGATACCCTGGAATGCGTCTGTACCAGCATAGAACTTCAAGTTAGACTTGATAGCACGATACTTGCGTGGCATTGCCAAAATGATGTTCTGCATTGCTGCAGTTGTCCACTCGTTGTTTGCTACAGTAACTGCTGCTTCGTGAGCATCGTTTCCTGCAACTTGGTTTACCTGAGCAACGAAGCCAGGCATGATTGAAAGGAATGCGTCTGCACCAGTTCCAGTTCCATTAATCGCAAGATCTTCAATATCGTTAGCAAAAGCATTTGTCATCAAGCGAACTAGATGATCTTCAAGTGCTGCACCTTCAATATTGTCTTCTAGTGATTCTGTAGAAACTTCCCAGTCAAGACGAATCTTCTTAGTTGTGAGTTCTACCTTAGAAAATGTAGCACCAACGTTTGTGTAGTCTGGTGCACCCTGTGCTGCTGCACGGATAACACGCTCTCCAACGTTGACCTTTTCAATTTCCATTGTATTTGCTCGCATAGTGACCTTACGGCCATCTTTGGCGAGAACAGTTGCATCCCACACGTAGTCAATAAAACGACGTGCTTGCTCAGGTGCTAGAATACCACCAGAGACTCCTGTAGGATTTACGGCATTTGCTCCTGTTGTAGAACCAAATGCTGCTGTTGCTGTGTTACCAAGCGCTGCTGCTGGACTTACGTTACCGTCAGCATTACGTCCTGTTGCACCACCAACACCACCAGATACTAATGAGCCTTGGGAGTTAATTTCTGCTCCTGAGCCACCTGAACCTGGATAGTTTTTTTCTATATTTGTATTTTGTTCCGACATATTGTTCACCTCCTAGTGATATATACCTTAGTTAAATAGGTCGGTATTTGTGAGGAAACGACCGCCCCATAGGGATTTTTGAACCACTTGTGGTGATTCCTGTACGATCTCGCCTAGATCGCCAGACTTGCGGAAAGCGGTGTCTTGCTCTACAAGATCTACTCGCTTGCCAAACTCGTTAAAGTTACTCTTAATGCCATTAACATCTGATGTTACTGTATCAAGAGACTTTGTTACTGCTGCTACCTGCTCGTTAAGAGACTTAATAGTTGCAGCAAGATCGCCAAAGGCATTAGTAAGAGAAGCATTAATTTCTGAAACTGCTTTAGCAACTTCTTCTTTAACTTCTGAAACGGCGTCAACCACTGCTTCTTCTGCTTTCTCTACTTCTACTGCTGCTTGTTCAGCAACAGGAGAATCTGCACCGCCGTCAACTGCTTCCGCTACAGGTGCTTCCTCAGCAACTGCAACTTCTTCAGCAACTGCAGGAGTCTCTACAACTTCTGCTGGTTGTGCCTCTGGAGCAACCTCTGCATTTTCAACTACAGCGTCTACTGCTGCTTCTGTTGATTCTGTCATGGGATTTACCTCCTTAGTAATCTTAATTGTACTAATGCCTTTAGCACTATCAACTAAGAATTTTATCATTTCTGTATTTTCTTTATCATTTTTTTCTATAAAACCTATGTTTTGCATCTTGTTGCCATTGGTTGGACTTACTGCTGATTCAGCGTCTGATATCATTACGATACCGCTTTCTGAATCCCAAAATACATTTTCAACTTCTGCTTTTGATAGATATCCACCAACAACATTTTGTCCGTTTACTTTTTCAATAGATACAATATTAGCAAATTGATTTGCTGGATTATCTACTAAAGAAAGTTCATGTAGTTCATAATTCTTAATTACACGGATTGACTTATCCATTTTTTCATCGTAGGCATCGTCCCATGTTTTAATGTTTCCACCGATTGAAAAACCAGTATAAGTTCCGTCTAAAACCTTTTCCCATGCATCTTGTGCACCCTTTGAAACGTATGCAGATACATAAACTCCGCTGTAAAATTTCTTGTCGCTTGGATCAAAGTACTTATCTTCTTTAAATGAAACAATCTTTCCAACGGCTGATGGTTGGTGCATTTCACGAAGATTTCCACGAAAGTTTTTAAATGCTTCAACGCTAGATTCCGTTGTTACAATATCGCCCTGCTTATCTACGTTGTCAAGCGTTGCAAAGCCTGACACCATACGGCGTTCAATATCTACTTTTCCGATGGGCATTGAGAGGCGAACATTGTCACCTTCAGTTACCCAATGAGCCTTGTTTGTTAACATAACGTTTCTATTATAGCATTTGTTTATAAGTTTTTCTCAACTATTGAGACGATCTGCCTTCACCCTGTGGATTGCGTCCAGACACTGTAGTAGTTGAGTCAGAGTTGTTATTTGTTCTTTCTGCATCTCTTTGACGTGTACCCGCTAAATTTGCTCTAGCGTCAGTTGCTTGTCGTGGAGACATAACAAATGGCTCATCGCCATCTGCTCTTTGTGGTAAGTCTAACTTTTCACGAGCCTCGTTTGGAGTCATAACCTGAGTTTTAACATATCGCTCAAGAATTTGTGACTGGGCTATTTCATCCGTTAGGGTTAGTTCATTAAACTTAAGTTCAAGAATATCTGTTTTTTCTTTAATAATCTTATTGACAATTTTTTCAAGGTGTCTCTGTGCTGGACGAGATACCTGTTCTTTAAATGTACGATCCTGTGATAATGCTGCTGCTATTCCACCAGAATCTGCTCCACCAAGTTTGGACATTGGAACTTGATGAGCAATTAAAATGTCATCACGGTTCTGCTTGCGATACTCTTTAAATGAGCCATCTTGGATGCCATTTTCAATTGGTTCCATCTTAAACTCAACTTTGTTGGTATCAGTATCGCCTGGAAGTGGTATGTACAAGGTTCTGTGTGACTGAGCCTTTAGTCCAGTCTGTAGGAATCTAAACATCTTATCTTCTGCATCCCCTGAAAGTTTTGCTCCCTTAAGGGTTACAACGTATCTTGGAACAGCCTTGTTTTCAAAGTAATCAATATTATACTGAGATGCAAGTTGATCTCCAACTAGAGATGGCATTGCTGCAATAATATCTGGAATTCCATAAAATGTATTTAATGGAGAGTATTCTTTAAGATGAATAATCTCATTAGGGCGTGGATCTGTTCCCATTGGGTTTGGGTTCTTTGCAGCAAAGTTTCTAAAGTAAACAACCTTTTGTCCAATAATTTGAACAAATCCATCACGAAGGCGACGAACACGAACAGTAGTTGCTGGAATATGACCAACATATCCAATTTCTCCAGTTACAGTTCTTCCTACTTCAATAAATCCATTTCCAGTAGCCTGAAGATCTGTGTAAACCTTTTCCATTGTTTTTGTAAAACTGTCATCATCATTAAGATTCTCTAGCCAGTCACGTAGTTCAATCTTCATTCTTTCAATGCGACGACGTGCACGATCAACTGCTGCTTGGTCATCATTGTTTTCAAAACGTAGCATAGTTCTATCGGTAACATCAAATCGGTATCCAAGACCAACAACGTTTTCTACCTTGGCATCAATTGCAGCATGATTAGCAAAAGATGTGTCATAAAAGTTAGCCAACTCATACATATTATATGGTGGTGTAATTACATCAAATAGACCGTATCCATTACGATATACAGTTCCAGGATTAATCTGTTTTGATCCAGAGTCAACTCCTGATGGAGTTACATTTGCAGCATTTAGATATGCTTCATTACCTTCTGGATTAACGTACTTTGACATGTTGCGAGTTGTTCTGCGACGGAAGTTTTGATCAAGACCATCATAATCTTTTAAGTTTTCCCAAGGTTTATTGAACGGATCTTGAGATTTAAAAATATTGTCATCACGCTCTTGCGTGTTTAATCCTGCACGTACATATTCTTGATCAGCCATTTTCGTATGAATCTCTTCCATGTTTGTCTAGTGTTTGTTGCGCTGCATGCCAGGCACCAAGGTCGTTCATTGAAGGAATCAAACCAGCATTAAGTCTTTCCTTTTGTTCTGAATACTCTTCTTCGCTAATTCTATGTAGCCCTGGAACAAAAACCGCCTTGCCTTCACCATCATCTCCATGTGATATTGCTGCGCTTCTGAGTTCAGAAATCTTTGAAAGATCTCCACGATCAGCAGGTATGTTTAAGATTGAACCTTCATCATCTGTAAACCACTTACCGTTTGACTTTTTATATACATATAAACCCCAGTCATAATGCTTTTCAATTACCTTGCGACGTACATTTTTGACATATGGCTTACCAGTTTTTGGGTTAATTAACGATTCCATAACCACAAGTATAGCAGATTATACGGCTGTGTTGGTAGTGGTCTGCCAAGAAACAGTGTTATAGATTCTTAATCTGTCAAGATCTATATTCATACCGCCATCATCATCAATAATAATCTTATTAGTTCCTAAATATGTCTTATAAATGTCTGATGGATTAACTCCATATGCATCTGAGGCTGAAATTACGAGAACACCTTCCCAAACAAAGTTATTTCTCCAGTAATTCCACTGAAAGTTTGTAACCCCATCAGTTTTAACTCTTAGCCATGGCCTTGTTAATGTTCTCTGAACTTGTTGCAAATTGTTTGCTTGATAGTAGGCTACGTTATTAAATATCATTGGACCATTTAGATTAATTCCACCAAGGTAGTAGTCTAGGTTAAGGGATTCTGCAAATGCAAGACCTAAAACAGACCACTCCTTGACTGTTAACACTGGCTCTCTAACAAGAGTTCCGTTTAGGTAATATGTCAATCCATTAAACTCTAGTCCAGTGAGCAATGACTTAGCAAATATCTTTGCTCTGGTACCCTTTTCGCTATCAGCAACAATATAAAACTTTATGGTATCTTCTTTATAATCAATTTCAAATAACTCTACTGGAGTTGATGGGAATGTATCTTCATCATATCTCATCCACATTTGCATTGCGCTAACGCTATAGTTTGCAGCCTGCGATTGGTTCATTGGAACAGCAATGCCACGGCTAACAAGTGGATCAAAGTCTCCACGAACCTCAATGCCAGAGTTGCGTGTTAGATATAGATAAGGGGTGCTTCCTTTATAAATGCTGAATGGGTTTTTTGATTTGTAGTCATAATATATGCCTGATCTCTTGTATGGAAATAAGTCAACGCCAAATCTTGTGCCAATAGGATTAAAGGAGTTATCACTTAATGCTTGTGATGCTAACTCTAATCTACGCAAAGAGATTGGCTTACTTAGGATTCCTCTTACATTAAACTCTAAATGATATACAAGAGCCAGTTCATTAAAGTCAACAGTTTTTGTTGGATAAATTAAAGTATTGTTTACAACTTCAAACTTAGTTGTTTGCCAGTCTGGATATAAATCAATATCAATTATTGATCCTTGCTTTGCTGGTTCAATTGTAGTAAAACTATCCTGTGGAGCATTGGCCCCCTCTGTTATATATTGAAGAGTTATATAACTTTTAACGGATGCATCTGAGGTATCGT